CAATATGCTAATGGAACCTATGAAACAATTGTTCGTGTTTGGCAAGATTTTCTTCAACGTGAACCTGGAAATATTCAGTTTGCAAATAATACAAATGTCACATTGAGTATTTTTGATTCTTCTTATACTCCTGGAACAGCAGACACAAGAACTCCAGTTGATTCTGGAACAGCAAAAATCGTAAACATTCAAGATGAAGGTGTGCTTGGTAAAAATGCTGTTGTCAATGCAACAGTTGGAGCAAATGGAACAATTACTAAAATTCGTGTTATTGATTCTGGACTGGCATATAGACAAGGTGAGGTTGTCACAATACAATCTTCTGGTCGAACTAATTCTTCTTCAGCAACTGGAAGTATTACACTTTCTGGTGCAGCGAATGGACAGGGATATTATGCTACAACAAGAAGTCATTTAGATTCACTTCGTGGATTTATTCAAGATAGTGAATTTTATCAAGAATATTCATATCAAGTTGTTTCACCAATTGCACTTGCAAGGTATCGTGACTATGCATTAAGATTAGTACATCCTGCAGGACAAGCATTATATGGAAGATATAGATCTCAATCAAATGCTTCAGTTGATATTAGTGTAACTGCAAATAATGCAATAAGATTACAAGCAGTGGGAACAGTGGCAATTAGTACTGGTTCATTTAATGTTGTAGGAACATCAACCAAGTTAGATGATGTATATTCTAATAATTCTACACTTTATATTGAAACTGTACCAAAAACCTTCTATGCAGTTCCTATAAATATAGTATCGAGTAATACGACAGCAAACTTAACAATTGCTTGGTCAAACACGAGTCTGACCAGTGCGAATGTTTATTATTATAACGGAATTATATAAAGATGGCAGTTTATAGATACCCAACAAAAGATTTATCTATCAATAACGCAAAGGCATTTGTTTCAGCAATGAATGCATCAGATGGAAGAAACACTAAAAATTCAGTTATTCTTTATGCAGTTATTGGTAACAACTATGAATATCCAAATGAACCAACTCCTACAGTGCCTGAAGATAATGAACAGTATTTACAATATGAAGCACACAGAGAATTTATTGGTGCAAAGAGAATAACAACAGGCGATATTAGTCATGTTGTTCCAAGATATGATTGGACTAGTGGAACTGTTTATTCAATGTATCGTGACACAGACGAAGACATGTATGACAGAAGATATTATGTTTTAACAAATGAATATAATGTCTATAAATGCTTATACAATAATAAAGGTGGACAATCAACAGTAAAACCAACTGGATTCTCAATTGATTCATTTACAACTTCTGATGGATATACATGGAAATACATGTATACGATTTCATTAGGCGATGCAAATAAATTCCTAACAACATTACACATGCCTGTTAAAACTATTTCTGCATCAGATGGTTCAACAGAATCTGATAGACAACTCGCTGTTCAAAATGCTGCAGTAAATGGTGCAATAGAAATTATTGAAACAGTAAATGTTGGTGCAGGTTATCATACTGTTGCGAATGGTGTTGTTGAATCAGGTGGTAGAACAACACTTAGATTAAGTGCTGCAGGCGATAATCCTCCTTCACCATTAGATAACTATTATAATGGTTCATCAGTATACATTATATCTGGTACTGGAGCAGGACAATTAAGAAGAATTATTGATTATAATGGGTCAACTAAACAATTAACAGTTAACACTGCATTTGCGACTGTTCCAAATACTGATTCATCAGTGGTTGTATCTCCAACAGTTACGATTATTGGAGATGGTTCTGGTGCAAAAGCATATACTCGAGTTGTTGAAGCAACAGGTGCAATATCAAATGTTGCAATCATTGATTCAGGAAGTAAGTATACAAGAGGAAAAGCACTAATTACATCAAACAATATTCATGGCACAGGAGCAACAGCGAATGTTGTTATCTCATCAGTAGGTGGACATGGTTCAGATCCAATTCGTGAACTTGCTGCAGACAAAATTATGCTGAATGTAATATTTAATGGTAATGAGGGTGTTTCAGCAAATGGTAATGGATACATTCCTTCTAACACAGAATTTAGGTCAATTAGTATTCTTAAAGATCCAGTATTAAAAGTTGATTCTAATAATAATACTGTTACAACAGAGAGCATTGCAAATACATCAAACTCTCCAAACACTTTAAGATTAACTGACAGATTAACAATCTCTTACAATCAAATGGATGGTTCAACTCCACTTAATCCATTAGCAGTTAGAAACGTTATAACAAATAAAAGAAATTTATTACGTGCAAAATCAGGTGAATTAGAATTTGTAACTGAACTTTCTCCAACAGTAAGAAATACTCAAGGACTGACAAACGCTGTTCAAGGAGCAAATGGAAATGTTGTATATATACGTGAAGATGAGACAATTGCTGACCCATCGTTCTATTCAGTTTATATAAATAGTGTTGAAAGTTATGGGGACTATGCAGCATTCACAAAGGATGATGTCATATTAAAGAGTACTGCTGAAACTGAAATTGCAACAGTAGAAGCATTAAAAGGTCCAGAGGCAAATACTTTCTCTGGTGAATTGTTGTACGCTGAGAATGTTCAAGTTGTATTACGTGACTTAGAACAAACAGAAGACATCAAAATAATATTGGATTTTTAAATAGGTAACTAAATGGGAATTAACACAAATCTAAATCAAAGTCCTTACTTTGATGACTTCAATGAAAATAAAAACTTCCACAGAGTGCTTTTCCGTCCAGGATACTCTGTACAAGCAAGAGAATTAACACAACTACAAACTATTCTTCAAAATCAAGTCGAAAGATTTGCTGGTGAAGTATTCATTGATGGAACAGTTGTAACAGGTGTTGGACTGACCACAGACCAAATTAGTTTCGTCAAATTAAGAGATAAAGATGCTAATAATCGTGTTATCCTATTAAATGATTTCTATGAATCAGGTGCAGTTGCAAACCTAACAATTACAGGTGCAACAACAGGAATGACAGCGAAACTTGTCACTGTTACTGATGGTTCAGAAATTTCTGCACCAGATTACTTAACAGTCCACTGTCATTATACAAACTCTGGTTCAAACAATACAACAAAGGCATTTTCTGATAATGAAACTCTTATCTTTAGAAGAAGTTCGAATAGTGAATATTTTGTTGCAGCAAATACGATTACATCTGAAGCAACAGGTCAAGCATTAAAAGGTAACATCAGTGATGGTATTATCTATCATAAAGGAAACTTTATTCGTTGTCCAAGACAATCAACAATTATTGGTAAATATACAACCACACCAAGTAAAAAACTTGGTATAAGAACTGTTGAAAGCACTGTTGATTCAAACCAAGATTCTTCATTGCTTGATAATGCATCAGGTGCAACTAATTTCTCTGCTCCAGGAGCAGATCGTTTAAAATTAAATCCAATTTTAGAAACATATGACTTATCAGTTGCAAATACTGATAACTTCTTTATTATTGCAACAATTACAAATGGTTCAATTGAACAAAGAAATACCGAAACAGTTTACTCTGAAATTGGAAGTTACATTGCAGAAAGAATGCATGATACAACAGGAAACTTTGTTGTTGACCCATTCAATATTCGTGTACGTGAACATTTAAATAAAACAAATAGTCTTGGAAGATATACTTCTGCAGAGGGTGGTGATTCTAATTTATTAGTCGCTGAAATCGAAAAAGGACGTGGATATGTTAATGGATATCAAGTAGAACTTAATGGTTCAAAATATTTAAATGTTAACAAAGCAACTACAGTTTTCACAAAAGATGCACTTTCAATTGGTCAAGCATATGGTTCATATGTCTTCGCTGAAGAAGTTGTTGGAACATGGGATTTTTCTAATCTTAAACAAGTCGTTATAAGAGATGCTGCACAAAATGCAATAACAGGCAAAAACTTTGGTGCATCAAGTCCAAGTGGTACACAAATTGGTACTGCAAAAGTAAGAGGTGTTCAATATCATTCTGGCACTCCTGGAACTTACAATGGACAATTTAGAATTTATATTTTTGATATACAAATGAATTCTGGTAAATCATTTGCTGATGCTAGAGGATTGTATATTAACAATGCTTCTGGTCCAGATTCTTTTGCTGATATTGTTCTTGAAGCAAGTGGAGATGCAAAAGTACAAGAACAAGGATTATCAAATCTTGTATTTAAACTTGGACAAAAAGGAACTAAAACTCTTAAAGATGCAAGTGATATTGTTGACACACAATTTGTTGTAAGAAAAAGACTTTCAGCAGTATCCTTCGACACTGCAGGACAGGCATCATATGGTGTTGGAAACACTCATCCTGGAGGAACAGAGGCAATCGCTGACACTGGGTTGCCAATTACAAATATCGATGAAAGAAACACTCTAATCGTTTCAACAACTGCAACAACTACTGCACCACACACTGGTTATATTCAAACTATCAGTGGTAATACAATCACAGGTGTAAGTACAACATTTGAATCATCTTATCAAGTTGGTGACATGATACAAATTGTTGATGGTGGTAATACCTACAATGAAAGAATTTCTGAAATTACTAATAACACTTCATTAAAAGTTTATGATACAATTGCAGTAACAAGAAGTGGTGCAACACTTGCACATAAAACTTCTTTCCCAACTGGTTATCATTGGGATTTATCTGGCAATGGTACAATTTCTGCAACAACTTCTACAGTAAGTGTTGACTTACAACAAGCAAACCTTTCTTCAGGTTTCACTGCCGAAGTATATTACGATGTAATTCGTTCAAGTGCAAATCCAACTAAGAAAACAGTTTATAAAGATAAGTATGTACACATTAACACTGGTTCACATAGTGCTAGTGCAGATGGTCCATGGGGATTAGGTGTTTCTGATGCATTCGAAATTACTGCAGTATATAAAGGTGGCAACACTACAGTTGATACAACTGGTACTGATGTAACAAACGATTTCATTCTTGACAATGGACAAAAAGATGGTTTCTATGGTGTTTCTAAATTACAGAAAAATGAAACAAGTTCTTTAGATACAGTTAACACTGGTCTCATGGTCAAGTTAAGTTATTTCGATCGTGATACATCAACAGGTTATGGATTTTTATCAGTTGACTCATACGCTGATATTATTGATGATGCAAATACTGCAAACACAACAGCAATTACAACTCAAGAAATTCCAATATTCACTTCACCAACATCTGGTAAGAAAATTGATTTAAGAGACGCTGTTGACTTTAGACCAAAATATACAAACACAGTAACACCTTCAGGTACTGGAACAGTTGCATCTGCACCAACAAACCCTGCAGACCCAACAGTATTTTCATACACAGGAACATCAGGTGTTTATGTTCCTACACCAGACCAAACTTTCCAATGTGATGCTCAATTCTATCTCCCAAGAAAAGACAGAGTCATCGTTTCGCAAAGAGGAACATTTGAAGTTGTGCAAGGTATTCCAGATTTAACACCTAAAACTCCTGTTGAACCATCAAGTTCAATGACACTAGGTGTAATTGATGTACCTGCTTATCCTTCACTTGCTCCATCTTTTGCTAAAAATTATAATCGTCCAGATTATGGTGTTAAATTAGCACTTGAAAATAATAGAAGATACACAATGTCAGATCTTCGTGCAGTTGAAGGAAGAGTCAAAAATCTTGAGTATTATTCAACATTAAATGCTCTTGAAACTACTGCAAGAAATCAACAATTATTTGGTACTACTGGAATTGAAAGATTTAAAAATGGATTCTTAGTTGATAACTTTGAAGGACATAATATTGCTGATACAAATAATCCATATTATCGTGCATCAGTTGATAGACCAAGAGGCAGATTAAGACCTCTGTTTAATCGTTCTGATGTTTCATACAGATACGCAACAACAATTACTGGAAGCAATGTTAGAAAAACAGGAAATATTGTTTCATTAGATTATACTGATGAATCTATGATTAATCAAGATTATGCTTCCAAATTGCGTAATCCTGTTCAAGAATTATTATTTAACTGGCGTGGACAAGTTATTCTAGATCCAGAAGCAGATAACACACCAGACATTACTACATTACCAGATATTCAAGTTGACTTTGATGGCATTTATGAATCAATGGAACAAATTGCACGTGCTGCAAGAATAACCAATCAAATTGATTTTGGTACTTGGAGAACAACAGGTTCTGAATTTAGACGTGGTAATACTATAAGAAGAAATCAACAAAGAATTGTAACAGAAACAACTATTAGTGCTGCAACTGAATCCTTCAGTCTTGGTAATTTTGTTACTGATGTTTCAGTTCGTGAATACATGAGATCTAGACTCATCAACTTCACTGGTGTTCGTATGAAACCAAACACACGTGTTTATCCTTACTTTGATGATGAAAAAGTATTCAACTATTGTCGTGCTACAGATTCTAACTTTAGTCCAAAATCTGGTGCACCTGGACAGTTTGGTGGTTCACTTGTAACAGATAGCACAGGTACTGTATATGGACAATTTAGAATTCCAAATGATAGTGACTTAAAATTTAGAACTGGTACTAAGAGATTCTTATTAACTGATATTGACGATCCTATTGTTAAGTCAGAAGTTGCAACAACAAGTGCACATGGTGAGTTTACAAGTAATCCATTAGATGTAACACAACGTGGTACAACAGTTGATATTACTTTCCCTCAAATTTCTAAGAGACAAACAGTACAAAGAAGACAACAGTGGACAGTTCTTGATAGAGATAATGGTTGGCAAGATCCAATTGCTCAAACATTCTCTGTTAACGTTTCTGGTTCTACAGATGGTGTATTTATTTCTAAGATTGATTTATTCTTTGGTAATAAATCTTCTACACTACCAATTACTTTACAAATTCGTGAAGTTGAAACTGGATTCCCAGTTGATACAATTGTACCATATGGTCAAAAAACTCTACAAGCATCTGAGGTTAATACTTCTGCAGATGGTTCTACAGCAACAACATTTACTTTTGACAATTTAGTATTCTTAAAAAATAATACTGATTATGCTTTTGTAGTAATTCCTGGAGGCAACTCAGATGACTATACAGTTTGGTGTGCTGGATTAGGAGAAAATGATACAATCACAAATACATTAATTTCTAAACAACCATACACTGGTGTATTATTTACATCTTCAAATGACAATACATGGTCACCAATACAATCTGAAGATATGAAGTTCCAAATGTATCGTGCTAAGTTTACATCTAGCACAGGAACTCTTTACTTAGAAAATGAAGAGCAAGAATTCTTTGATTATGATAACTACTCAGGAGCATTTGTTGTTGGTGAAACAGCGATTGCTGAATCAGTACTTACATTCTCTAACAATGATTCGATTTCAGTAGGAACAGTTCTTAGAACACAAATAACTGATTCTGCAAATACTTTATTTGCTAATGGTACAGTTAGACAAATTGTATCAAGTGGTTCTGGTTCTGTAACTGTTAAAGTAGATAACTTCGGAACATTCCCAACAACTGCATCATCCAATACGAATAACATTTATGTTGGTTCAACTTGGATTGGTAACACCAGTGCCTTTACTGCAAACACTGCACAAGGAACTGTACAGTTTATTGATAATGCAAATCAAAAACTATATCTAACTGGTTCAGCAGGTGGGTTTGCTAATGGATATATTAGAGGGCAATCTTCTGGTGCATCTGCAAGAGTAACTGCAGTTAATGATTTACCATTGAACACAATTGTTCCAAAAGTTCCACATATTAATTACGCTGGAACTTCAGCAGGTTATTCATATAGACCAACAACAACTAGTGGTGTTATTTCATCAACTTATGAAAATATCGAACTAGCAGAAGAAAATAATTTCTATGATGGTGAGAAGAAAATTTATAGTAAGTCAAATGAAGATTCTCTAAGTGCTGTTGGAGGAACAACAAAATCTGGTCTTATTAAAGGAACAATATCTTCTACAAGAGATACAGTATCACCTATCCTTGATGTGGGTAGAGCAAATGCTATTGTTGTAGAAAACATTATCAATAATGATTCATCTGATGAACATAAAAACTTAGGTAATGCTTTAATGAGATATACTTCAAATCCTGTTGAATTAGATGATGGACAGGAAGCAGAAGATTTAATTGTTTATCTTGGTGCATATAAACCACAAGGAACAGACATTAATGTTTATGTTAAAGTATTGAATGGTGAAGATGGTGAATCTCTTGACACAAAAGACTTTACACCATTAAGACAAATTACTGCATCAAATACTTATTCTGAAGGTTTAGATGGAACTGATATTAAAGACTTTGAATATGGATTATATGCGAATACAGATGGTAGTGGATATGGTGCAAGTGGTAACACTTTTGCGTATCTAAATAGTGGTAATAATAATGTAATAACATATAATGGAAACGATGGTTCAGTATACCATACCTTTAAGACTTTCGCAATTAAGATTGTCTTTACAAGTTCTGGTTCTAACGTTGTTCCACTTGTCGCTGATATGAGAGCAATAGCATTACAGAAATAAGATATGGCAAAGAATTTAAAAATAAATGATAATGAAAAGGATGTGAGATTAATCATCGAAGAAGATAATAATCTTGTGAGAGATAAAAAAACAAATGCTATCCTTAATACTGATAAAAGTGCACTTGCAAGATATCGCACAAGAAGAGAAAAGGAAAGAGAAATGTTGCTAAAAGTTGAAAAGGTTGATAAACTAGAACAAGAAATGAAAGAAATGAAAATGCTAATGCAACATTTATACAATACAGCAGAAGAAAGAGAGTAATA